GATAAGTTAGAAAACAGATATACAGCTGTAGTTTCTAAAAGTGATACAAGTGGCACCGGCGCAAGCGCTATTGATATAGGATGGGATGATGGAACAGTATTTAATTTTACAGCAACGCTTACTGGCGCTATTGAGCTAAAGTTTGATGCTTATAAGGTAGGACAAGTAATTGATATATATGGACTAACAGGAAGTCAAACAATAACTTTTACATCAACAGGAGCCGGCACAACAACAGTAAACAATGTGGGTGCGGGAGAATATGATGGTTCAACAACTAATCACATACAAGTCGTATGTCTTGCAGAAGGGAGTAGCCCTGTGTTTAATTACTCAACTGCTACATACGCTAGCGATAATTCACCTAACGCATAATTATGAAAGCAAAAGACTACAATGGAACGATAAAAGTATATAGTGTATTACCAAAATCATACGAAAACATTATTGGCGGTTTTGATTTACTTTCAGATAGTGATTTAGAAGAACACGGATTCTATGACGTAGTTGTTCCTACTTACGATAGCAGAATAAAAGAGCTAAGTAATATATACTTTGATTCAGCAAATAGTCAATTTACGTACTCTGTAAATGATAAGACTTGGGCTGAAAGTTTAGCAGATTTAAAAACAGCTAAAATATAACAGTTAAAAGGCATTTATAATAGTAAGTTGTCTAAAACAGATTGGTACGTTACTAGAAAAAGTGAAAAAGGTATTGCTATTCCTAGCAGCATTCAAACAGAAAGAGATGATTTAAGATCCGATTGTGATACTCATGAAACAGCTATAAACGCAAAGACAACAAAATCACAAGTAGAGTCTTACGATTTACCATCAATTATATAATATGAGTTTAAATAAAAGACTTTTCCCAGTAGCCGCTCCTGCTGCATCTGATGGATATACAGACAATCTCACTAGCTGGATACAAGTAGGGACAGGAAAGTCTTGGGAAGGAAGCGGTACTTCGATGACAGATTTAAGTACCAATACTAATAATTTTACGCTACAAGGCGGATACAGTTATACATCTGGAAATAACTATGTAAGTCTTACACAAGATTCAGGAAGTATGGTGTCTTCTGTAAATCTTACTAGATATTCGAATTATTCAATACTTTGTTGGTACAATATATCTTCAAGTTCAGGATATAATGTTATTTTTGGGGGTAATGCAGGTTCAAGCAACTACAATTACATAACATTTGGACACGTTACAAGTACCTATTCAAATGAATCAGTTGGAACTTATACTGACTATGGCGGAGTAGATTATGACTATGGCCCTTTTAACGGACACTACGCGTATACAGATGGAACGTGGAGAATGTTTGTCCTTACAAATGCCGCAAGTACAGATTTACGTTATTATATGAATGGTGGTTCAAGTAGCATCTTTAATTCATCAGGATCTTTTTGGAGTACGCCATCTCTATCTATCGGAAGATATAATTCCGCTGTTGTAAACCACGATGGAATAGCGTTAGGGCAGATCAGAACATACAGTGTAGTTTTAACCGCGCAACAAGTTATAGACACATATAATGCGACTAAAGGTTTATATGGATTATAATATAAAACAATATAAATTAAATTATGTCTAAAAAAAAATTTAAAGACACCAAAGTCGGGCAGTTTTTATTAAATAAAATTCCCAACGTCGTAGGGGCAATAGCAGGCGATACGCCTGTTGGCTCAGTAATAGAAGCAATAATCGGTGGTAGCGATATGACACCGGAAGATAAAGAAGTTGCATTAGAAAAATTAAAAATTGAACGTGCTGAAATTGACGGCACAACAAGAAGGTGGGTAGCAGATGCCCGGTCAGGAAGCTGGCTTGCGGCTAATGTACGGCCGCTAACATTGGTATTCTTAGTAGTATCTTATATAGCGGGTTGGTATATGGGTTATCCATTAGATGATATAACGGGGCTATTAACAATAGTTATCGGGGGCTATTTCGGATCACGAGGGGTCGAAAAGGTGTTCGGAAATAATAAACATAAATGATAAATACAGATTTGAAAATTTACGGTTTGAATATAACAGCATTATTTGCTAGTAGTCCTATGATGACAAATATCAATCCAATGTTGCAAACTATTGTTTTGATATTAACAATCGCGTATACAGGAATTAATATATACTTTAAATTAAAAAATAAATAATATTATATGAAATACTTTACAAACGAAGGTGATTTTCATGGGCAGATGCACAAAATGGACCCTAAGCTTTTAGATATGTTAGATATGCTTAGAGAAAAGTTTGGTTATCCAATTGTTCTTAATTCACATTATAGATCACCAGAACATCCAATAGAAGCTAAAAAGGCTAAACCAGGTGAACATTCATATGGCGCAGCTGTTGATATTAAATGTGTAGGCGGAGAAGCTACATTTAAATTAGTTAAAGCTGCAATTGAGGTTGGATTTACTCGTATAGGTATTTCAAGAAAAAATAACTTTGTGCATGTAGGTATTGGTTACCCTGATGCACCACCAATGACAATCTGGACATATTAAAATGAAATTAATTAGAAAAATATCAATCGGCCAAGATTACAAAAATGAAGCAATGCACTACTCCGTAGGCCAAGAAGTTTACGGAGGACACACAATATGTGATATACTAACAGAAGATGATGGGTATCATATTTATATTGCAAAAGATGGTGCGCAGCTTCCATGGAAACACTTTAATAAAAACATGGCCGTATCAATAGAATACAATTTAGATTATTAAATGAGGTCTTTATACAATTATATTATATCTACTGAAAATCGCTACGATAATAAAACTAGCGTTGGCGATAAAGAACTTATATTAAATACAGAAATTACAGAACGAGATTACCACTTTGTCAACAGAATAGGTAAAGTGGTTTCAACACCAATCAATTTTAAAACACCAATTAAGCCAGGTGACGAAGTAATTGTACATCACAATGTATTTCGTAGATGGTTTGATGTACGTGGTAATGAGCGTAATTCTGGTAGCTTTATAGACGAAGATAAATACTCTGTTTATGGTGATCAGATATTTGCTTATAAAAGAAATAGTGAGTGGAGGGGTTTACCTGAATTTTGTTTTGTAAAGCCGTTACCTAACGAAGACAAATGGAGCATTCTAAGCGAACGTAAATTAGCTGGAGAGCTTGTATACACTAATGACTATTTAGAGTCCTTAGGATTGTCCGTAGGAGACGTAGTGGGGTTTACGCCTGCTTCTGAATATGAGTTTAACATAGATGATACAAAATTATATAGAATACAATCAATCGACGTAACTATCAACTATGAATGTAAAGAAAAAACGTGAGCAACTACTCAAAGCTGCTGAGAACGCTATTAACGAGCTTATCAAAGTAATGGATAAAAAAATGGATCTGAATGAAGTAGATCCTGAAAAAGTTAAAATCTCAGCTTCAGCCTATAGATTAGCCATGGAAGATGCAATGGCTATGATGGCTAAAGTAGAAGAGCTTGAGTCAATGGACAAAGAGGATACAAAAAAGAAACAGGAGTTTTTTGGCGTGGAGGGCCGCGCTAAATAATGTATCAACAAACACTATATGCTATACACACGGATCATCTTAAGCGTAAAGATGTAAAGAGCAACAACAGGTATAAGAAATTTAAGTACGGTTATAACTTAGATTTAGATTGTGTTATTATAAGCAAAGACGGCACGCTAGGCGAAATATACGAAATACAAGGTTTACGTATTGGATTGCCAAAAGCTCCGAAAGAATCAAATGGTTTTGATGTTAAAAAAGAAGATCAAGTATTTACTAGAACACCAAAGCCTGCTTCAATAAATAAAATAAAAACAATACACGAATTTAAGTTATTACCAGATGACATTAAAGAACAATATTACGAATATATTGAGCAAGAGTTTAATCGTCGTGATAATGGGTATTGGTTCATGTGCAACGGCGCAGCAACATACCTCACGGGATCACACTATGTTTACCTTAACTGGACAAAAATTGATGTTGGAAAAGCCGACTTTAGGCAAGCAAATAAAATATTCTTTTACTTTTGGGAAGCGTGTAAAGCAGACTCGAGAAGTTATGGAATATGCTATCTCAAAAACAGACGGTCTGGTTTCTCCTTTATGGCGTCTCATGAAACAGTCAACCAAGCAACCATCAGTAAGGATGCGAGGTTTGGTATCTTATCCAAAACTGGTGCAGATGCTAAAAAAATGTTCACAGACAAAGTTGTGCCAATCTCACTTAACTATCCGTTCTTCTTCAAACCTATCCAAGATGGAATGGAACGTCCGAAAACGGAGCTTAGTTATAAGGTACCCAGCAGAAGACTCACAAGAAATTCGTTTCAAAGGGATGACGATTTTGATGCGGAGGGACTTGATACCACTATTGACTGGAAAAACACAGGTGACAACTCTTATGATGGAGAAAAGCTTCGGCTTTTAGTTCACGATGAAAGTGGTAAATGGGATAAGCCAGATAATATATTAAACAACTGGCGTGTAACTAAAACGTGTTTACGATTAGGCGCCAAGGTTGTTGGCAAGTGTATGATGGGATCAACATCAAATTCACTTGATAAAGGAGGAAGTAATTTTAAAAAATTGTATGATGACTCAAACCTCGCAAGAATTAAGAGAAATCGCAATGGGCAGACTCCTAGTGGATTATACGCTTTGTTCATTCCTATGGAATGGAATTACGAAGGATTCATCGACAAGTATGGTTTTCCTGTCTTTGATACTCCAGAAAAGCCAATCGAAGGAATTGATGGAGGGCTTATCTACACTGGAGTGGTCGAGCATTGGGAGAATGAAGCAGATGGGCTTAAGGGAAACTCTGACGCTTTAAATGAATTTTATCGTCAGTTCCCAAGAACAGAACAACATGCTTTTAGAGATGAAGCAAAAGATTCTATATTTAATTTAACAAAAATATATCAGCAGATAGATTTCAACGAAGAAATGGTTATGAGCGGTTACGTAACACGCGGATCATTTCAATGGAGGAATGGAATAAAGGATACGAAAGTTGAATGGCACCCACATAAAGATGGTAGATTTAAACTATCATGGGTACCACCTGTTGAAATGCAAAATAATATTATTGTAGAAAACGGAATAAAATATCCGGGTAATAAAGATTTAGGCGCCTTTGGTTGCGACAGTTATGATATATCTGGAACAGTTGACGGCGGAGGTTCTAACGGTGCGTTACACGGTTTGACAACATTTTCGTTGCATCCAGATGTTCCACCATCACAATTTATATTAGAGTATGTTGCAAGACCACAAACAGCTGAAATATTTTTTGAAGATGTGCTTATGGCCATTGTATTCTATGGCATGCCACTTTTGGCGGAGAATAACAAGCCACGGTTATTGTATCACCTTAAACGTAGAGGATATAGAGGATTTTCGATGAACCGGCCAGATAGAACGCGAAATAAACTATCTGTAACCGAAAGAGAATTAGGCGGAATACCAAACTCTTCAGAAGATATAAAGCAAGCACACGCTGCGGCAATTGAATCTTATATAGAAAATAATGTTGGCATGAAAGAAGACGGTCAGCATGGCACAATGTATTTTCAACGTACATTAGAAGATTGGGCAAAATTTAATATTAATGCTCGTACTAAATACGATGCATCTATTAGTAGCGGACTAGCTATAATGGCTTGCCAAAGACACTTATATGCTCCACGCACTATTAGAGAAACAAAAAAAATAGACTTTGGATTTTCAAAGTACAACAATACAGGATCAAAAAGTAAAATAATACAATAGAAATGGCAGAAGCTACAGGATATGTTACTCAATTTCCCAGCCAATCGGTTGACGATGCTACAAAAGCTAGCGAAGACTACGGAATGGAAGTGGCCTTGGGTATACAAAACGAATGGTTTAGAAAAAACTCCGGTACTGGCAGATATATTCAAAACCAACGTGATTTTCATAAACTACGTTTATATGCTCGCGGCGAACAATCTGTTCAAAAATACAAAGATGAGTTTTCTGTAAACGGAGATTTATCTTATTTAAACTTAGATTGGAAACCCGTACCTATTATTCCAAAGTTTGTAGACATTGTAGTAAACGGAATGCAAGATCGTTTATTTTCAGTAAAAGCAATTGCACAAGACCCTACGTCTGTTCAGCAAAGAACTGATTTTGTTGAAATGATGCTTGAGGACATGAATACCCAAGAATTAGCAGATCAAATTGAAGAATCTTTAGGTGTTAACGTAAGAAATGTTGATCCGTCAGAATTGCCTAGAAATACAGAAGAGCTTGAACTATATATGCAACTCAGCTATAAGCAAACTGCTGAAATAGCTGCAGAACAAGCTGTAGATAATGTATTTAAAAATAATGATTATTTTGAATTAAAGAAAAGATTGGATTACGACCAAACTGTATTAGGAATTATGGCTGCAAAGCATACATTTAATAATACAGATGGGGTAAAATTAGAATATGTAGATCCAGCTAATCTTATATACTCATATACTGAAGATCCTAATTTTCAAGATTGTTATTATTTTGGCGAAATAAAACAAATAAAATCAAACGAGCTTAAAAAACAATTTCCAGGCTTATCTGATGATGAGTTTAAAAATGCTGTTGAAAAATCGTCAAATTATAATAATTACGATTATACAAATAATGACAGCAATGACGCTGTAGATTCTAATACATTAACAGTATTATATTTTAATTGGAAAACGTGGGAGAATAGCGTATATAAAATAAAAGAAACAGCTACTGGTGCTAAAAAAGCAATTAAAAAAGACGATAGGTTTAATCCACCTAAAGACCAAAGAGCTAGATTTGAAAAAGTAGCACAAGCCCAAGAAGTAATATACGAAGGGGTTATGGTTTTAGGAGCTAATAAGCTTCTTAAATGGAAAAAAGCAACAAATATGGTTCGACCTGATTCTAATTTTAGTAAGGTAATGATGAACTACGTTGTTAGTGCCCCAAGAATGTACAAAGGTAAAATAGAAAGCTTAGTATCAAGAATGGTTACTTATGCTGATCTTATTCAATTAACTCATTTAAAATTACAACAAGTAATACAAAGAATGACACCATCAGGTGTATATATTGATGCAGATGGCCTTGCTGAAATTGATTTAGGCAATGGTACAAGTTATAACCCACAAGAAGCGTTAAACTTGTATTTCCAAACAGGATCTATTATTGGTAGATCAATGACTGTTGATGGCGAAATGAACGCTGGTAAAGTACCAATACAGGAATTACCTGGCGGTGGTGGGCAACAAACATCTTTGCTAATACAATCTTATAATTACTATCTGCAAATGATACGTGATGTAACGGGATTAAATGAAGCTAGAGATGGTTCTGACCCTGATCCAAATGCTTTAGTAGGTGTTCAAAAGCTAGCTGCTGCAAATTCAAATACAGCAACTAGGCATATACTTCAAAGTTCTTTATATATTACTTCTAAATTAGCTGAAGCAATATGTATAAGACTTAAAGATATTATTGAGTTTCACCCTTTAAGAGATGCTTTGGTCAAATCAATTGGTAGATTTAGTGTTGGAGCTTTGCAAGAGTTATCAACTCTATATTTACATGAATACGGTATATTTATAGAGC